TGAGGTGATGACAGATGCGGCCATACCTCGCAAAAACTGTCAACTCAGTTGAGGAACTCGGCGAAAATCTCACTCTAAAGCAGTCCGGTGTGAACGGTCACGGATACGCTCCGCAAAAAGTGCCGATCGGTTGTCGAGAGTGCAACCGGCCCGTCTCGCAACACGCCGTAAACTTGGCAGGATTTTGGCTCAATAGCATTCAGCTTGTCCACGATTCCAAAGACATCGTGAGTCACGCACAGTAATTCTGCCCAGAGATCTTCGAGAGTTTGCGCGTTTGCGTCGTCTGCTTGGACGGCCAAAACAACGTCAATCGTGAATTGAAAAATCGCGCTGTTCGTAATCGACTCCGACTGCCGAGTCGCCTTTACAAAGCACGCAGGCAACGTCATCGCGGCGAAGTTCTCCGACGATGTGACGGTCAAGTCATTCTGAAATTCAGCCTGCAAATATCGGATGAACGCATCCGTAATTGCCTTCTCAAGCGTGCGCGTCGTAGTCGCTGCCTGGCTCTTCGGTTCGGGAGTTGTGGAGAAGAAAATCATTTATTCACATCCTGGAGCGCGAAGTCCACTGAGACGGCATCCTGTGCCAGCTCCGCAGAGACGACGCGGAAGCTGGCAGCGTCAATCGCCACTACGTCGCCAAGGTTGATTTGCTGTGTGACGGCATTGTAAGGAGCGGTGATAACCATCGCAATTTGCGTCATAAATCCGCCGTCTCCGACGCTGTTCTCGCAACGAAATGTTGTTCGATTGGCCGAGAATGTAGAGCCTTGAAACGTGACGGTGATCGGTAGTTCCCCAAGGACGGCGGCAAAGTCGGCAGCGAAATAAGTGGCAAGGCTCACATTGTGCCGGTTTCGTCAAATCAGCCCCACGCTCTTGCAGAGTCGGTGATATTCGCTGCCCCGCGTTGGCGTTTCCTTGCTCGTATTGTGCGTTGCATTGCTCCAGTGGATGATGTCGTAGGGCGTCGCCGCCGGATGCGTGTATGGAGAGCCTGCCACGCCGCCGCAGTCGAAATAGTTGTCGAATGTTTTGAACTGAATCCCGCTGCGTTGAAGGCCGTGGATCATTGCGATCATCGCATCGTGCCAGTCGCAACCGGCCATGCCGTTTTTCAGCATGTCGCCGATGATATCAGACATCTCGGCGGCATAGGCAGAGCCTTTCGGAATGGCCATGACAACGGGTGAAATCATCGAGAGCCACGGTGTGAACGTGTAGTCCTCCGCGACGATCTTCTTTGTAACGGCAACGTCCATTTGCACCCAGATTCCGCCGTGCTCGTGAAGGGTCTTGAGAGCGAAGTAGTCGCTCCAATGCGCAAACGAGCCGATGCCGCCGTTTGGAATGCCGGTGTGCGGATTGCCTGCGAATCCGATTGGCTGAACGTAGTCCTTCGGGACTTGGCGCACTTCCACCAAGTCGGGAACGCCAGCGACTTTTTGATTGGTCCAGAGAACCGGCTTGTGACCGGCCTCAAGCAAGAGCTGAAGCGTGAGTTTTTCCATGAGGCCAAGCTTCGGGCCTATCCAGACTGAGTGTGTCGTGCTCATTTGCGGGCGAGGACGGTGAGGCCGTTGCAGTTTTCGTAATGTTCCGCGACTCTCCAATGCGCGTTGTCGCGAATAAACTCTTGGATCGCGAGATTGATGCCGGTTCCGTTGTCCTCCCCGAGAACGCCGAAGGCTACGGTGTCGTGAAACACGAGGTATTTGCGCGCCTGGTTGCCGTGCTTTTCAAGTTCGCCCTTCACCTGTGCGTAGGTGTGCAAGGTATCGATGAAGAGCAGGTCGGTCAGCTCGATTGTTTCGGCATCGAGCGTGCTGCCCTGCTGGAACGTCCAATCTATTGCGAGCTGTGAGCTGATTCCGTGGACGTTGAAGAAGTCGTGAAGATCGTAGCTGCGGAGCTTCGCGTTTGGCTTGTTTGAGAGTCCGTGAAGAAATGAATAAGTGGACATTCCTGTCCTCACTCCGAACTCGGTGACGTGCTCGCATTGGCGCGCGAGCTGCGCAAGGCGAAGCATGTGCTCGTTGATGTCGCCTGCGATGGAGCGTGAGCGGTTGAAGATGTTGATGAGCGGCCACTGCGCAACGAAAGCATTGACGCCGTATTGATATGCACGCTCGGAGTTTTGCAGGTCAACGATGGCGTCAGTCGGGCGCGTGCCGTTGATCGGGTGATCGTGCTGCCATTTTAAGCCCTTCACCTGCAAGACAGGCGCTTCAAGCAGTGCCCGCACGGAAAAATCATTGTCGCAAAAAACGCCAAAATAAGACGGATGGAAAACGTATCCGCGCTTGTTGTAGAGCGCCCGAGAGAGAACCGGATGGCACATGAGGCCGTCTTCACGGAGCGAGTCGGGCACGTAGCATGCCCACTCTTCACTGCCTGCGGGGAGTTTTTGCAGCTCTTCATCCCATGCCTGCGGCGGTGTGAGGTCGTCGGCAATGACGACGAGGATGTCGCCGGATGAGATTGCGGCGGCGGCGTTCCAGTTTGCAACGCTGGAGGATGCCCACTCGGGCGGCGGGACGCTGTTAGCAACATTCTCTTCACCAAAGGCCAAATGTGACTCGGTATCGTCCGACTGAATGCCGAAAATGTGTTCGACATTCTCGGGATTTGTCGCGCGCTCAAGCCAGATTTTTTTTGTGGCTAGGGCGCGGACGGGTGTGTTTCGGGTTGCGTGTATTAGGCTGATTTTTTTCATGGATTTGTTGGGTTTTTGGTTAGTGTTTCAAAGATTTTCTTTGCGCGTTCGCGCTCAATTGGATCGCTGCACCGCTCATGTGTGGCGTCCTTTGGAACAGGCTCAAAAGCCGGATGGTGGTGAACGAAAACAACGTCACGAGCGTCCACAATCGTGCCCGCTTTCTCGGCACGAATGGTGAACTCTGCGTCCGAGAATTGGTTTTTGAAATCGGGGTGAAAGAGTCCGTGTTTGTCATAGAATTTTTGCGTGCAAATCGCCATCGGCAGGAGTTCGTCAGTGCGGTATCCATCCGAGATGCGGAGAACCTTCTCGGAATTGATGTCCAAGCGGCTTTCAAGCATGTCGTCCCAGCCAGGCGGACATTCAAAGTCGTCGGAGAATTGCACGAGGATGTCGCCGGTGCTCACACTAGCCGCAAGATTCCACGCTCCCACTGAGCCGCCGTCGATATCTTGGCAGACCCCGCAGAAGCGTTGCAAAACGGCTGCGGAGGCGTCGTCTGAATCGACCGCAAAGATGTGTTCAACGCGCTCCGGCTTGTTTGCGCGTGAGAGCCATAGGTTCATGTTCTGAACCGCTTGCAATGGCCTCCCGCGCGTGGCGTGAAGAAGTGAGATGCGCGGGCGCGGAGCGGCGTTGAGAACCTGCATTTCGAGATTGAATGCTTCTTCCTTCCGGCCTGCCAGCCTGAGCGCCCAAGCGCGGAGTCGCTTGGCTTTGACGCCGTAGTACTCGGCCTTGTGCGTCCACTGCGTGAAGGAGGGGACGGGTATCTTCTCCATTTCGTCGAGAAGCGCGAGAGACTCAACCGGCTTGCCTTCGTCGAGAAGAATGGACGCTTCCAGCGCGACGGCTTCGCGACGTGCGGGGTCGAGTTTGCGCGCGGCCTGAGCAAAGCGAAGCGACGATTCGCCATCCGTCATGTTGCTCATGTTCATCAGCGTTTCGTACTTGTGGACGAGATCCAGATCCTTCATGGCGATAGCCTCCGCGCCGTAGCGCAAGGACAGGTCTCGCTGTCCGGTGATCATTTTTTCGTAATGCAGATAAAACTTCCAATGCGGGGCGAATTGATCCTGCCATTCCAGGATGCGCTGGTTGCGCTCGTTGCTCTTGCGCTGGCCTAGTGGCGGCATGTGGTGGATTTCCAAGTCACGCCGCATGTAAATCTTGATCGTCTTCGTCGGGTGGACGTTCTCATGCACCGCCCGCCACCAGTATCCGGTGCGGTAGCGAAAGAACCGCTCGCGCGGCGCGCGCTTGTGCTGCTCGGGGATAACGTAATCACTGAGTATCCAGTCACACTCTGCTGGGCAATCGCGGAGCGCCTTCAGCGTAGGCTCAACCATGTTGTCCTGGAGCACGTCGTCACAGTCTGCCCACATAACCCAGCCGCCTTCGCCGGTCAGGTCGTAGGCTTTTTCAAATGCCACATTGCGCGCGGCGGCGAAGTCGTCGAGGTGCGGCCAATGCCGACAGAGCGGGGAGTTGCGATATTCTCCGACGTGACAGCCGAGGCTCTTTGCGATGTTGAGAGTCGCGTCGGGTTCAAGTGCTCCGACGGCGCGGATGATGACGACATCATCACAGATTTTTTGCAGGGATCGGACGCACCGCTCGATGCGCTCGGCTTCGTTGCCGCATATCAAGCCTGCGACAAGGCGATTTTTTTGGTTCATGTTTCTGCATGGGGCGCGATGTCAAAAATTTGACCACTGATCTGCCATAGCGTCGGCAATCCCTTGAAATGTTCGGCTTCGCTCTTTCCATCGATTAGGACCCGGAGACATTTTATGAATGCGAGACTCTCGCCCTTCGACAATGTTTGTCGGCACAATCTTCGGAAGGTTTTTCAGCCAAAGGCAAGTCGCCTTTGTCTCGCCATGACCGAATTGCCAAGGCTGAATCACTTGGTCGGGCCTGCGGATGCGGGAAGATATTATAGAAACAGGATTTTCCAACGCGATACGGTCAATCGGAGCGGCGAGCAACAGCCGCACAAAGTCGAGTGCCTCGACCTGCTCAGTTTGTTTATATTTAAACCAACGCGCACCACTTACCGCGAGATGAGTGCATGGCGGATGTGCGATCATTAAATCCCATCCGTCATTCAAGACTTCCCGGACATCGCCGCAAATGTGATTGCCAGCCGTTTCGCTTGCAAGAATATCACAAGACCACGCATCCCATCCACGCTTCATAAAAGCATCCCTCACCGTTCCGCTATATTCGCACGCAATCAAAATTCGTTTCATATCTCAAACCGCAATCATCCTGCAAACGTGTTATGATGTAAAGCAAAAAACCCGCTCCTTGCGAGAGCGGGTTTGATGTCGAACCGTGAGATTTTACAGTCCGGTCGTGATGCGGATGATCGAGGAGCCGTCGACAACCTTCTCGGATACGTGCTGACGCACGCGGAGGATGTTCGAGCGGCGGGCTTCGTCGCGGTAGGTCTCGGAGACGAAAGGCACTGGGCTGTCTGCACCCCAGAGGATCGTGCGGCCAAAGCCACCGGCGGCGAACTCACCGCCAACTGTGTTGGCGAGTGCAAGGTAGCTGTCACCCCAGACGAATCCGCCTGCGTAGGTTTGACCCTTCTTGGCAGTGTTGCGAGGAGCGCGGCCCACGAGGACTTTTTCCACGCCCACGGCCTGAGCAACTTCTTGCTCGGAGAGGAGGCGGGTGGAGTTCGTGGCGACTACGCCGAACATTTGGTTTTGAACCTTAGTTGAGCGGCGGACGCGCTCGAAGAGGACTGCGGACATAACGAGAGTGTTAGGAAGCACGCCATACTTGGCGAGTTCCAACTTGCCTGCGGCAACGTCGGCCGGAAGGTCGAACGATGTGATGTTGGCTTCAGTGTAGGCGGCGGTTGCACCGGCTGCAGAGATGGCTGTGAGGCCGTTCGCTGCGTAGGTGAGCGAGGCAACGCGAAGCTCGTGGCCGATTTGAATCTGGCTCAGGAGCATGTCGGCAACGGCAACCTCAACGTCGAGGAAGCGGGCGAGGTCGCGCTGAGTTGCATCGGGGAGGACTTCCTCAAGACCGTACTCGGTAGTGGCGAAGGTGTCCGATGTGAACTTGCGGCCAACGCGGGGATATGCAGAGCCAGCGGCGATCTTGGTCGCGTCGTCGTTAAGTGCCTCAGATGCGCCCAGGTTGATTTTCAGATACTCGCCAGAGCGAACGTCTGCAACGTAGATCGGCATGACTTCGGCACCGATGAAAAGGTTTTGCTTGTTCGAGCGGCCCTCGTAAACGGCCTGTGCGATGTCTCCGCGAATTGTGGTAGTGGTGAGTGACATGGTAGTTGGTTAGTTGAGTGTTTCGGTCAAATGCTCAGAGTCGTACTGCGTACTCGATGATGTCGCCGGTCACGCCGGAGTTGATTGCGGTGCCGAGAGTCACGCCAGAGGTGACGAGCGTTCCGACAATCACGCCGCCGGTTGTGGCGAAAACCGAATTGCCAGCGGTCACGGGACCAGGCGAAACGATTCCGAATTGAGTTGCCTTGAAGAGTTTCACTTCGCCAACGCCAGCGGCAGCAACGTCGTCTTGAAGGACGCCGATGACTTCGGAGGCGGTTACGAGTGCGGCGGCTGCATTGTCGCCGGAGCAACGGACGAGCGTGTTGCCTGAGAGCGCGGACGCGAATGTGAACGAGCGGAATGGGATGTCAGTTTGGGATGCCATATTGTGAGGTGATTAGAGGTTGTGGAGTTGGTTGGAGTCGCGAAGGGCGATGTATTCAGCAGGGTGATTCAACATCGCGAATTTGATTGCGGCGGTCTTGGAGCCGAGTTCAGCGGTTTTCGCTTCAATCAAATTCTTCAGATCAAATTTGACTTCGGCAGGAACTTCGGCGGCAGCGGATGCCTTCATGGGAGCTGCGCCAAAGTTTGAAATGATGGTGTCGAGTTTGGCTTCGAGCTTGGCCATTTCAGAATCCTTCATTGGCTCTTCCTTCATCTCTTCCTTTTGCTCTTCGGGAGCGGCTTCCATTGCCTTCTTGTAATCGCCAAAAGCTGATTCAAGGGCGCTGAGACGGGAGATGATGTCCGCGAGGCTTGGCTCGTCTTTGGACGGTTCGATTTCGATTTTGGGTGCGTCTTCCATTTGCTTGGAAATTTTGTCAACTGGCTTCGCTTCGAAGCTAAATAGGCCGGTGGGATTTGCTGCGGGTGTCTGCACCAAATCGGCAGAATAGAGTTCTTCGCACGAGGCGAAACTCTTGCCGTTGATTTCTCGCACAGGCCCGCTGAATGCGATGGATATGCCGAATGTGTCGGGGAGTTTCTCGGCGATTTCTAAGACGTAGGCGCGCCGGTCTGCGTTTTGCAGAAGGTTCAAATCTCCGAGGAGTTTTTCTCCGACGATGCGGAAGTTATCGACGAATCCGATGATGTCTTTGATGCCCGCACCGTGATCCAGATTGACTTTGACCCCGCCAGCGTAGGTCTCCGCGCATGCCTTGACCTCGCGCAATGTCTGCGCGTCCACGTAGAGTCCGTGGCCCTTGGCCTCGCCGACTGATATGATGGAGACTGCTTCTATGACGTCGCTCATGCCGAGGCGGCGATGTCAAAAAAATCAATCGTCGTATTGGTCAATGATGCTCTGCAAAAACATTTCTTCAAGCGCGGCCTGAGCGAGTAGCAACATCTCGGCTTCGTCGTCTTCGCGGGAATATACGATGTCGAAAGAACATGAAATCGACTGCCGCACGCGATTGGCTGAAATGTTTTGCACGTTGCCCTGCAAGAAAAATTTTTCGCATGTCGATACGTCCGCAAAGCCGCTTTCCGAAAGGAATGAAAATCCCCGCACGCTTGCGGTTGTCGATATTGAAATGCCGACATCTGCGATGCTGAGTTTTGCAGATACGCCGCGCGCAATTTCGACGATTACCCTCTGACCGTGCCGATAAAAGCCGCCCGGCAAATCGCGTCCGCTTACGATTGGCGGCGGCGGTGGCGGCGGCGTTACTGCGTTCGGGTCCAGAAGCCCCTGGATGCCGATTGAAAGCGGCGTGGGGCTTGAAAGCAGGCCCTGCGTTGCGATGAGCAGGCTGACGAGCATGGTTTAGACTCGCGTGACGGTTGTGCTGGCGACTCCGTCGCCGGTTATGTTTTGCGAGACCGCGCCAGCCGCACGGCTTGAAGGTGTGACGGTCAACGCACTTCCGGATTTTAGGCCGTGAATAAGGTGGATTTCCTGCAATTCAGGAACAGCAAATGCGGTCAGTACGCCAGCATCAAAAGCACCTGAGACGATTACGCCGGTCTGAAATTGATGGACATTGGCGGCGGCATGATTCTGAGCGTTTATTGCCAATTCGTTGTTTGCGTTAGTCGATCGCACGATCCGCCCGCCGTAGGTTCCAGACGTTGTGTGCCCGCTCGTGGCTTCGTCCCAGACTGCATCCGCAATGCCTGCGGTGGTGGCGGTCGAGAGATCGTTCACCAAAATTTCAGCCGTGCCATTCCACGCGATGAGTCCGCTGGAAAGCGGCGTGACGCCGGACTGGTAGAAAACAACTTGATACGTGCCTGCCGTGATTGTCGGCATGTTGGCAGAATAAAACCTTGAGCTGCCAACTTCCGCGCATGTTATCGCGGAGCCAACTGCTGCGCCCGTCTGGAAGAGTTGCGCGGTGATCGTTAGCCCACTGGTTGCCTGTGCTGTGTTGAGTTCGTTCGCCATGGTTTTTTAGAATGAGAGTTCAGACATCGCTGCAATGACTGCCGCGTCAAAGGTCACGGGTGGCATTGCCCAGTCATTTCGTGGGCTTTGGTCTTGCGCGAAAACCGCAAGCACGCCTTGCAAATAGGATTCCAGCGCGTCGAGTTCCGTGCATGTTTTGCCTGCTGCCGTGAGGTTGATGCGGAGGTAGATGAGCGTCGGCTGGTAGTCACTGCCGAGTCCAACGCTCTCGAGATGTTCGATGGCAGTTAGAAGAGGGCGTGGGGTCGGGATAAGCGAAAGCGTAGCGGCATTCCATACCATCGCGCCACTGAGAATGGCGGTGGATTGCTCCTCGCTCAATTCCAGTGCAGTGAGGTTGGCGGGGAGGGGATTGGCAATTACTGTGCCGATGCTCACGCCTTGGCCCGTTGCTGTGTCGTAGATTAAATTCCAAGTTTCCATATTAAACTTTCGGAACTGCAATGATGCACGCGTCGTATTTGCCAGGGTTTGCGGTGATGTTGTGACGAATGGAGAGACGCGATCCCGATGGAACTTCGCGTCCGAAAATAAGCGGGCCAACAGGTCGCATGCTGACGCTTTCCGTGTTGGCGGTCGAGAGGATGATCCGGCCAAATGAAATTTCGCTTCCAGCCGAGCCAACCCCGATTTCGTAGACAAGCGGTTCAATGGCGGCAATGTCCGTATCGGAAACTGAAGGCACGATGCTAAAAGCAGAATAATTTTGAGAGGTTGACGCGACAATTTCAACCCATGTTGCTGATGCTCCGCTCATGGCCGTGCCTGTGCTGGTCGCAGTAGAGGTACCCAATACATCCAGCGTCGTCGGAGTTAGCGCGGAATCCCCAGCATTAAATGCGGCGAAATTTCGTGTGGCTATCGTAAACGATTTGCTCGCAACAGCAGACTGGGAGCGAATGCTTATGCGGCTGCCGGATGCTATTTTTACCGGAACCATTATATTTAATGCCGTTGCGCTCCCCACTGCGATGTTTGGAATTACTACAGTCTCGCTGCCCGCCGCACCGACGCCAATATCAATAAGAGTCGCACTGTTCTGCGCTGAAGTTGCTATACCCGAAACAAAAAATGCTAAGAGCGTTGTTTCTGTAGTTGTTGATGCGATCGCTTGCGCCCAAGCACCTTTAGTATTGGTACTGGCCGAGGCCGTCACAGTTATTGTGGCTGTGTTTGAGTTCGAAGCTGTAACTTGTGGCCCCGCAAAAAACGGGATGTTCCGAAAAAGCGGGGTTGAACCGAGGTATCCTTTTTGTAAAAGTGGCATATTATTTATGGGTCTGTTATGAGGTAAAGCGTCGTCGCGTCCGGCGATCCAATGGCGTTGTATTCTGCTTGCGTCAAAGACACGATATTGTTGACGATATCCGATCCGCTGCCTGCGGTGGTGTCGGAGACAACCATCGTCCCGCTTCGGTTCGGCGCGGTAAATGTGCGAGTGGTTTCGTCGGAAATCCCGTCGGCTTCAAATGCTATTTTCCGCGTATCGTCCGCTGATCCGACAATTCGAAAAACATCGTCGGCAGGTTCGTTTGATCCGCCTGCTGGTGCAGCCCACGTACCATCCGCGCGTAAAAAATTTGACGTGCCTCCGCCTGATGCTGGAGCGAGACCTTTAAGCGTAGAGGTGAAAGCGTCGAGCAATGCGGTTGCTTGCGCGCTCGTCAAGTCCTCGGGCGAGCCTGTTCCGCCGGTTGCCCTGCCTTTAAATGTAGCAGTGGCAACGTCTGCGAGTTTCGCATTTGTGACGACGCCGTTGTCGATTGTCCAAGTTGCGCCGGATGCGGAGACTGTGATGTCGCCTTTATCTCCGTCTGAAATCCCGCCGCCGGTGGATGGTTGCTGGATGTTTGCGCCAATCATGCGAGCAAGATAAGTGCGTTTTTCTCGGTAGGTTCGGGGAATTTGATTTCAAACGACCCATCGAAAACAGAACGATCCGCGCCAAAATTCAACGCGCAAATCACGGAGTTGTTTTTCGAAGCGTTGTAGATAATCGCGCCGTGTGCCGTAAAGGATGCGCGGTCGATTTTGAGATCGTTGAACGTCACGAAAGCGCTGCGGCCTGCCATGCCGTTCTTGAAGCCTGTCAAGACGTAGCCGCCTCGCTCATAGCCTGGCCCGCTGACCTCGCCCGCCTCGGTGTAGTGCGCGAGTTCCGGCCCGATCGTTGCGCGGCTCGTATAGAGCGCGATCTTGTAGGTGTCAGTCGATTGGTGGATGCCGAGCAAAAATGCTTGCTTGGCTGAGAGTGCGATTCCTTGTGCTATCATTTTGATTTAAGTTGTGCGTAGCAGACTGCCGCGCGTTCGGTTGTGTCTGGAAATTCTGCAAGCATGGTGTCATCCGCCATACAGCGAGCAACGAAATCTTTTTCAGACTCGCCGCCCGTAGGGGATGGAATGACAAACTCGGTCGGGCTTGGAATCGATAGGCTGGCAACCCGTCCGTGTGCGTCGCGTTGGAATTTCATGTTCAGGCCATTCTTGGCTGCTTCCTTTGCGGAGATGCGGCGCGCCTTGGCCGCTGCCCATGTCTGGCCAGCGTCACCGCCCCACAATGCCCATGCAATGCGGCCTGCGGACGGAAAGCCCTCCTCGCCTGGTTGAAAACCCTGCCCCTTCTTATCAACTTCGTGTCGTGAAAAATAGCTGTGCATGCGCTTCACAGTATCGTCAGGAAGGTTCTTCCCGTTTGATATGTCGCGAGCGCGTGCAACTCCGACATTCGTCCCGCCGCGATTGTATTTCGTACGCCACTCCAATCCCTTTTTTGCTTCGGCAACCATGCCAGAAGTCGGTTTGTTTTTGCCGTCCTCGAATTGCGAGGCTGTGGCCTGTTGCGGTGCGGGTGTCGGGGCTGGCTCTGCGTTCGTGATTTGGTTTGCGCTGGCTTCATCCATTCCAAAAACCGTGCGGAGAATAATACCAACCTGTTCGGGCGAAAGTTCGCCGCGTCCCATTGATGCGAGGATTCCCGAGAGCGCATCCGTGCCACCGATGCCGATGGTTTCGATGAGCGGAGCAACCTCGCCAATCTCAGGCGTAATGTCGATTGCTGACTCAGGCACCGAATCAGAAATCCGGCTGGCTTGAATTTCAAATTCCTGCCCGAGTTCTTTTATCATGTTAGCCTCTTTCGCCCTTGCGCGAAGTGCTTCTTCGTAGTCCTCGCCAGCGTCCGAGTAAATCTGCCCGGCTGTTTTCAGTCCCGCTTTCCAGAGCGCGATGTCGGCAGTCGCTTCGCGTCCGTAATCGATGCTGACCTTTGCTGGCCAGCACCAGCGGCCGTCAAGCAAAAACTCCGAATCGTCAATCTCCCCACGCGCGGCGGCGTCGAGAAGGACGATGTTCTTGATGCGGTTGAGGAATTGTGATTCCAGAAGCCCACGCCACCGAGCAAACGTGCGCTCGGCCATAGC